ATCCCGGCCAGTACCTGTTTGGTATTGAATGCTCAAAGAATTTAACTGGCCGCCTAGCAGTTGCTTATAAGTCTTTAACACGCCTCTTAGCTGTTCAGGGCTGCTTGACGCAATAATTGAATCACGAATTTCTTCTCGATCTTTAAGCGCCATGTTAGCGCCCGTCAGTGCTTTAGCCACCTCGCCACCAACAATGGCTTTAGCAGCTTCAAAATTAGTGATTGCAGGCGCGCCAACTTGTTTAGAAAAGAAATTTCCTACGCTATTAAACGCGCGAGTATCGTTATTCTGTAACGCGGTAGCCAATTTTTCCATTGTTTCTAAATGGTCAATGGCAGTGTTAAACGACCGCGTTGCAACCGCAGACTTACCTACTTTAAAATCTCTAACAGTTGCTTCGCGGGTTTTTGCATCTATTCTAGATTCAATTAAATTTTTACCTGCGTCTTCGCCAGACAGTCCTTTTTTACCGAGCATTTCTGACGCTCGGTTCATTATGGCTACGCGCAGTGATTTAGGAACAGAGTTTATAGAAGTTTTATCTTCTATATAAGCTGCTGCCAACATATCCATCGTGGTGTCTGTTGGTTTTGGGCCTTGAGGAGTTTGCAGAACAATTTTTGTGGCTTTCGCCATCTCGCGCTTCCAATCTACAAACGAGCCTTTAAATGACCCATCTTCTTTGGCTCTTCTGTATTCGCGCTCGTTTTCAGTTTCGCGTTGCTGGTCTAGCCATTGCGGGAAAGTACCTTTAAAACCCGCGTCTTTTGCAGCGGCATAATCACGCTGCTTTTCCGTCTGTTTAGAATCATTTTCATAATTGCGCTGTATGATCGCCGCTTTATCCTGATCGCTTTTTAAAGTGCTATTCATCAATTTAGCAGCTTCTGGATGTATTGCTGGTCGTTCTGTAGTGCCGGCAGCTTGCGTGGCGGTTGCAGGCGCGGGTCTATCTGCTGCTGTAACCGCTGGCATACCCCCAAGATTGTTAACCGCCGCAACATTAGTTCTAAAGCCACCAAGTTGATTAACCGCCGGTTGATTAACCTGTGGTTGGTTAAACATGACGCTACGATTAGCAAGAGGCACGTTGGTTAAATCAACTGCCGCAGCGGGCGCGGGCGCGGGCGCTGGTGCGGGGGCGGCAGCGTCGACCGCAGCAGCTGGCGCTGGCGCTGGTGCAGGCGCTGGTGCAGGTGCCACCGCGTTAGGTGCAACTGCAACAGGCTGTTGTTTATTTCGTAGCGCTATAAACTGCAGTCTAGTTAGTGGGGGGTTCCCAGGGGTATTTAAATAATCTGAATATTCTTGAGTTATCTGTTCGTTTTCAGCTTTTTTAAACGCAGGCGTGAGTTCAGTAAATCTATCCATGCCTAATTTAGACTGCATTATTAAATCAGGCAATTTTCCGGTTCTAATCGCTTCATCTATGCGCGCGCGAGCCGAAACCTCATTTGCACCGCGCGCGGCTAAGAACGGGCCTAATACAGAGTCTTTGTGGTTAGCTATGTGCCAATTTAAATAATCTTGCGCGGCTGTAGGTGAATTAGGGTCAATACCCTCTAAAAAATACCGCGATTCTTTTATCTTAGCTTGAATTAAATCTGACTCGTCTTTTTGTTTTTTTATTTTTGCTGAGTCAGCTTCAAGCCCTGATTTTTGGTATTCAAGCGCTAGCTTAGGGTTTACACGTTTTAACTGCGTAAGATATTCTGGGCTAGACGGGTCAAGCTTTGCCAACGCATTACGCTCTTGCGCGTCGCGTTGCGCTTCTTCAAATTTTAACGCGTTCAGTCGCGATGTATCTTGCAGCGCGCGCAATTGCATAGCTTGCGCCATCATGTTCATCGGGGAGTCAACTTGAATTGGCTTAATTTGCCCCGGGATGGTGTAGTCTATACCGGCCATAGTTATTTCACCCTATATACACCGAAAGGATTTGATGGGCCAAAACCACCCCCTGCGCTTGCCGACGACGAAGGTGTTTGCGGGGGGAAAAAGCGATCCATCATCTGCTGGTTTTGATAATAGTTTACCCCTTGACCTAACGCGCCAGTTAACGCGTTAGCCGTACCCACATACCCCGACGCGCGGATGTTGCCCATCTGAGCAGCGTTCTGCGCCATGTTTTGGCCGTACTGACCCGCTTCGTTTGACAACGTATTAGCGGCAGTTTGCCCCATGCCAGTCAGAGACTGCAAAGGATTTAAACGCGCGGCGCGTTCTGTTTGATACCGATTAAACGCATTGGTAAATTCTTGCGATCCTAGCTCTTGGCCGTAGCGCGTTATGCCCCGCATAGTGTTGCCTGACAGCAAACCGCCGCGTGCTGCTGCGCTACTCTCTAGCGCGCGCAGACCTTCTTTAAGGCGAAAACCGTAGCCGGGGTCGGCTTGGAACTGTTCCATACCAAATGGCGTATAGCGAGACGCGGCAACCAGTTCAGGCAATGCATTGACGCCAGCTTGACGAAAAGGCTCTTGCAATTCAACTTGACGGTTAAACATGCGCTCTTGCGCGGCGGTTCCTTCGCGCGCGGCGCGTTCTTGCGCGCTAGCGGCTCTATTAGCGCTATACCCGCCAATTACGGCGCTAGTTGCAATTGCTGCGGCGACCCAAGTCATGATGTGACCCCTTCAATCAATTCTGTTTTGACGTTATTACGCGCGTCAAACAACGCGGTTGTGTCAGGCTCTAATAAGTCAGCTTCAATTTCATCAAGATCAGTTTTATCTGTGCGATGAATCGTAATGCCAATTGAATCCGTTACTGCCATTGTGACGCGTTTGGTGCCAGGCTGTGATTCGACTACATCGCCAGGCAGTAAAGTAATCATGCCGTTTTCAGTCCACGCCACGATTTCGCCCATAGCGCACAAAAAGAAATGCGGCTCTTTATGCACCTTGCCTACAATCAAAGTGCCGGCGGGGCGAAACACTTTACGCATGTACATGCCGGGCGAAAAGTGATGCTCCGTAACCAATTCGGCTTGCGGCATTGCCACCATCTCAGCTTGCAAGCGATCAATCTGCTCGCGGCTTGGCACAAAATGTTCTGTAATTTCGTTCACACCACCACCCATCGTGAGCCGCTAGACACCGTCACCGTGGTGCCACTGGCTACCGTTACCGGGCCAGCTGACATGCCTGACGTGCCTGCAGCAATTGTGTAGCTGGTATCAATAGTTAAACTATTGACAAATATACCATTGCCCGCTACGAAATGCTCCGATGTTAATTCACCTGTGCTAGGTTTGTACAGATATTTGGCGTTGCTGGTATAGATGGTCGACAGCGAGCCGGACGTGGCAGCTGCAAACGTCGGGTAGACGTTAGTGGCCGTTGTCGTGTCGTTCGTAATCGTCGCGCCCGAGCCGGTCGGCAGCGCCCAAGAGGCTGTCGTGCCATTCGATGTCAGCACGTAGGTATTCGCACCAATCGGCAGGCGGGTCGAGCTGTTGACACCGTTGCCAAGGATCAGATCGCCCGTGCTGGTGACAGGCGACAAGGCATTAAAGGCTGCACTAGCAGTCGTCTGGCCTGTGCCGCCATTAGCAATCGGCAGTGTGCCAGTTACTTGCGTGGTCAGATCCACCCCGGTCAGCGCGCCGCCCAGTGTCAGGCTGCCGCTGGATGTGACCGTGCCAGACAGGCTAATGCCGTTAACCGTACCGGTGCCGGACACGCTAGTGACGGTGCCGGTATACTGGTCGTTCGACGTGATGGTGAAGTTGGGGTACGTGCCAGAGATGCTAGTCGTGCCTGCCCCGGTTAGCGCCACTACTTGGTCAGGTAGGGTGTTGGTAATCGTAAAGCTGGGGTACGTGCCTGATGTGCTGATGCCTGTGCCGCCGGTCAACACCACCGTCTGGTCAGGCGCTGAATTGTTAATCGTAATTGCTGTTGAGCCGTTATAGGTCGTGCCGGCGCTGTACGAGATACCCGTGCCGGCAGTCAGCGCATTGGCTACGCTGCCTGCTTGGCCTGTCGTGTTTTGGTTAAGCGTTGGTACGTCCGCAACCTGAATAGCGCCCAGAGCCGCATTAGTGCCATCTGAGCGCAGGTAATAGCCTGACGTCTGCGTGCCTGTTAAAGCCGTAATGGCCGCCGCTGCCGTAGTTTGGCCGGTGCCACCGTTAACAATCGCTACTGTGCCTGTGACATTGGCCGCATTGCCGGTGATGTCGATAGCCCACGTACCAGACGCGCCAGAACCTGTTGTGCTGGGCACGCTCAAGTTAGTGCGGGCATTCGCTGCTGTAGTGGCGCCTGTGCCGCCATTATCGACGTCTAGGGTACCAGCTAGGGTGATGGTGCCGGACGTCGTGACAGGCCCGCCAGAGGTCGTTAAACCCGTCGTGCCGCCCGATACATTGACCGATGTGACCGTGCCTGACCCGCCGCCGCCTTGGTTGGCTTTATTGAGCAGGTTTAGGAAGAACCGATACCAGTCACGCGAGACAAGACCCGTCCGGTCGTCAGTAATAGACGACTGGTTCTTGGGTATTTGCGGTTCGTTATCGGCGTTAGGCATTGGTGCCGGACAAAGCGAGTTCGGCACCCATAATGGCGATCTTGACGGGGTCGGTGCCTGATACCTCGTACACGCGGTCACGCAGCTTGTCAGTCATGCCCAACCGACGCCAGAACGCTCTGAATCCGTAATTGCCCATCTTGCCCATGCCCGCCCATTTCTCGTTCGACCATGTGTGACCGCCGTCGTCTGAAAAGCGCAACATGACCTGTGGGTCGTTGCCTTGGCCGATGACCAATCCAACACCTGTCTCGCACTCAAGCTGCAAGGCATGCTGGGCGGTACGCTTTAAGTTGTTCTGGCCGGTAGGTAGCGCCCGCCATGACCGCAACCATTTCTGTGGCAGGTTGTCGTCAGCAAACACGTCTAGATCGTAAGCGTAAATCTTGCCGTTCTGGAAGTCGCCGACAACCACTTCGTTGTTAAAGAACATCTGGCAGTTCGCACGGTGACGGATAAACTGCCCGTTGGCAAATCCCGCACGCTCATGCCAGGCTTGTGTGGCCACATCGAACACCCAAGTCTTCTGAGCAGTCGGAAAGGTCAGCACGTAGAAAGCGTGGCCGTCTTGCTGGTAGGTGAAAGCGATTGCGTCTGAGATGGTGCCGTAGCTCTGGATGGCAAACTCAACCGCGTGGGTCGAAATGCGCTGGCCGGTGTAGCCGTTGGCACGGAACACCACGCCTTGACCACGGGCGTCTGACCCCAACCAGAACAGCGAGTTGTCCATCTTAGCCACTGAGAAGGTTGCAGCGCACCCGATTTCGTTGACTGCACCTTGGATGCGAGCTAGCGGGAACGGTGTGTCGCCAGCGTTGTACCAGACTTCAACCGATTGGGTGCCAAACAGCCACACTTCGCGGTGATCGACAAACAGCGACACCAAGTTGTCTGGCATACCTTCGGCGCTAGCAAACGACAGCGGGTCGAGCTGGGTGCCGTCAAGCAGTTCAGACGTCCAGAATTTCTGGGAGTTTGGCTCTTGGAAAACGAAATAGCCGTCCAAATAGCCCACAGTCACGGCGCCTGGAAAGTCCACGTCCGTAATTTCGGCGTACTCTTCAGTCGACGCGTCGTAAATGTAGCCGTCAGGGTTGGCCGCAATAAAGAGCTGCGTGCCGTTATCCACCATTGACACGGGGCCAGTGCCGCTGACGTTACCTAGCGGTATCGATGTCCAATCGCTCGATATGCGGTAGAGCTTG